TCTCCTTCTCCGTTACCTGCGGGTTCCCGAAAATGTCCGATACGGGCGCGGCTCTCATCGTGGGGGTTGACTGGTCTCTGAACGGCGGAAAGCCGGAACACAAAGACCTCCCGATTCCCGTCCGGGTGAACAGGGGAATGGGCGCGGACGCTATCGCGGGAAAGGCGACGCGTAAAGCCTACGCATGGCTCTACGAACACATTACCGGGCAGGGCGTCAACGAAGCGGAGACGAACGAGGACGCCCCGGCGGTCTCCTACGACGCGGAGACCACGGCGACACCCGCGGCGGCATCCACCGCGGCGGCGGCTCCTTCCGCGTCGATCTCGCCCCTCGAACAACCCGCCCCGGAACGGACGAACCCGGAACCGGACGGTCTTCTCTGAAATCCCCGGAACTGCCCCTGCAGACCGCATCCGGCGCGGGGGGCAATCCTCAACCCTCACAACCTAACAGGGAGAAAAAAAACAACATGGAAAACATCCCGAACATCTACTACAAGCGCGCCGCCGAAATCTGCGACAAGTTCCCCCACGTCGAGTTCCCGGACATCGCGGGCATCCTGTACGCCGACGAAAAGGCGCGACCGCTCGAACTGAATCAGCCGGAAGACCCCGCCCGCATCGAACAACGCCGGGGGCGGAAGAAACACCGCCGCGTCGTACTGGACGACGACCGCTCCTTCTCCTTCAACAACGCCGTCGAAATGTACCGGACGTTCGGCATCCTCGACCAATACAACGCGTTTCAGAACCTCCGCGTCCGGGGCATCGGGAACGGCATCGTCGAAAAGGAGGCGAACGCGGTGAAGGACATCCTCAAAAAGGACTGCGGTCTCTGCGTCCGGACGTACTCCGCCTACGACTTCGGCGGGGAGTGGAAAACGGTCAACTTCGGCGAGGGGGCGGCATAATGGACTATTTGAACGACAAGGAAATGAACGCCTTTTGGCGGGTCGCTCACCTCGTCCTCGACCTCGCGGGGAACTCGGAAACGAATGATCTGACGGCGTTCGTCCACTGCGACGGCGACGTCCTCGCGGCGACGAATTACAAGGCGGTCGTCTTCTATACCATGAAAGCCGGAGAGGAACACCTCCCGGCGGGCGAGTATGAAATCGCTTTCAACCGCCTCGGGTATCACGGGAAGTTCTTCATGTTCGCGGACAAGGAAAACCCGATAGAAGGGGCGGAGGCTCTTTTCAAGTTCGTCGAGGGAGTAAAAAAGATATGGAGGAAGGACAAGTTCCTCGGGAGCAAGGAGACGATCTTCGAGGCTTACGACTTCTTCAAGTGCGAGGCGCGGAAGGTCTTCAAGGAGGACTACTGCCTCAAACCGGACTACCTCCGCGTTATCACCGACTGCGCGACTGGCTACTGGCTCGACCGCATCGGGGACAAACCCTCGGCGATCTTCCGGGGTGAAAACTTTACTTTCTGCACAACATTAACAAGGATTTACAAATGACGGAACAAATCAAACATCACGACTTTTCGCCGTCGCGGTTGAACCAGTTCCACCTCTGCCCCGGGGCGTACCTCATGCAACAGGGCATCCCGGAGGAACCGAAAAGCCCGGACGCGGACGAGGGGACAATGCTCCACGCGGCAGTCGCCGAACACAACCTCGAAGGACTGAACCCGGAACAGACGGCGGCGGTGCAGTTCTGCCTCGACTACCTCGACAAGATTGTCAAGGAAAGCGGGAAGAAGGTCGCCGCGATCTACTACGAGGAACGCCTCACGATCTACGACAAGAATACAACTTTACCCGAAGAACACGCCGGAACCGGGGAAATACTGACGGAGGGCATCGCCGACGTCGTGGTCGTCTACACTGACAAGACGGCGGAGGTTATCGACTGGAAGTTCGGACGCGGCGAGGTTCCCGACGTGAAGGAGAACTATCAGACGGCGGCGTACTCCCTCGGGGTGTATCAGCGGTTCAACTGCTCCGAAGTTACTGCCCACATCGTGCAACCGCGACTTCTGAAGACCGACCGCTACACGTTCCGCATGTTCGGTATGCTTCAGCGGGCAGTCTTCCGGGTCATCGCGACGGCAAAACACGCGGCGGACGACGGTCTTCTGCTCCGGGCATCGGAAAACGCCTGTAAATACTGCAAGGCGAAAGCCCTCTGTCCGGCGTTCGCGGCGAAGTTCTCCGGTCTCGCGGTCGCGTCCCCGGACGGACGGGTTCCGATCTCTCCCGATCAACTTCTCGAATATTGGGAAAAGGCTCAAATCGTCGAACGGTTCGTCGCGGAAATCAAGGCGGCGGTTACGGCGTACATCGAGGAACACGGGAACCTCGGGGACTGGTATCTCATGGAACGGAGCGGGCGGCGCGAAATACGCGACACCGCGAAACTCTACGAGCGGGTCTCGAAACTTCTGACGGGCGCGGAGCTTGCGGAGTGCTATACGGTCAGCGTTACGGCGGTCATCGACAAACTCGCCGCCGGAGAAGTAACCAGGGCGGCAGTCAAGGGCGAAAAGTTGGCTATGAAGACGGCACGGGAACACGCGGAGGAACTTCTCGGGGACATCATCCTCCGGGGGAAACCGACGCGGACACTGGCACGGAAGAAGGGGGCGTAATATGACGGAAGAAATGAAAGACGACATCCTTCTCGCTCTGAAAGCCCTCTTTTTCGCCCTCACGATAACGGGGATAGTCCTCTCCGTCGGGATTCCGGTCGCGATCTGCCTCGACCGGGAGTACCCGTCGCATAACGTTACAAAACTGGACGCGGAACAGTTCGGGCAACTCATGGACGCGATCAACGCGGGAAAGGAGACGGAACATGGGCGAACACGTTGAAGCATCCCGCCACCTCTATTTTGACTTGAGAAACGGGACGCTTGTCTCGGACGAAGGTCGGCGGTTGAAATGTTCGCGGAGGAAGGACACGGACTGCTCGTACTACTGCCCCCTCCTTCATTACAACACGGACGGCGGGAACGTTTTCGAGATTATGATCTTCTGCGGGTGCATCCCCGTACACTACAAAAACGTGGAGGTGTTGAAATGACAATCGCCGAACTCGTCAAACAACAGGAACGGCACGAAAAGCGGGTGGAGTTCCTTCTTTTCATCATCGGCGAAGCCCTCGTCCACCTTCTGTTCTACAACTCGAACAAGACCCTCCGCCCTATCGACGCACAAACGAAAGCCCTCGGTCTGCTGAAAGACCTCCGGGATATTCAAGCCGAAATGATAAAGGAGGCGGAACAATGAAAGACTGCCACGACTGCGCCCACGCCGACCGTCTCTCCGATACGGAGGTCTATTGCGACATCTTCGGACGGACTTCTTGTTTTCCGGAGTATCAGATTCCCGGCGACGGTCTCGCCCGGTATCACGCCTCCGAAACGTGCATCTATTACAAGGAGTTCGACCCGTTCGACGAGAAGGAGGGCGAAGAATGACGAAATGCCCCGAACTTTTCCGGGCGATCATCGCCCTCATCAAGTTCCCGGACATCCCGCCGCTCCCGGCGATAGGGTACGCCGCGAACTGCATCGACGACGAGACGTTGATCTACTTCGCCTGTCCTATCGAGAAGAAGGGGTACGCGTGGGAACTGGTCGCGAAGTGGGACTACCTCGAAGACGTCGCCCCCGCGTATCTCTGCCCCTCATGGGAAAGACGGCAACCGAAACAGGAAGGAGACCCGAAACCGTGAGCAGACCAAACGCGAGAAGAATCTCCCCGGAGTTCTACCAACTTCAGACGGCGGAGAAAGTCCTCAACCGGGCGATCACCGCGAACCTCGAAATCCTACACCCGGAAGTCCTCGACGTCGCCCTCGACCTGTACGAGGACGCAATCCGGGAACTTCGGAATCTGAACGACATCGCGAAAATCACCCGCGAGGAAATCGACCGGGAGGCGCAAAAAAGACCCGACTGCGAAGCCTGTATCATCAACCGCAACCCGCCGGAGGTTATTCCATGATTACCCTTTTGAACATCATCCTCTCCGTCGCGTTCATCGCGATCTTCATCGACGCACTGAAGAACGGCGGAAAATAGGAGACGGAAACCATGAACTTTTTCTTTCTGACCCGGTGTTATCAGCCCGGAAACATTCAACGCATCAAGGAAAACCTCGCGGAGGTCTTCGCGGGGTCGGGACACGGGTATCGTCAGTGCCTCGTCGCGGACTTGACGCACGGCGCAACGGGCGCGGACTTCTGCCCCTTCATCGACGACAATACTGAAGCCTCTTTTACATTCAAGAAGCCCGAAAAGGACACGCAGAACACCTACGGGATGAACTACGCAATCCTCCACATCGCGAGGGAGGACGAGTATGTCTACGTCCTCGACGACGACAACCTTCTGCATCCCCGGTTCCCGGAGGTCGCCGAAAAAGCGGAAAACTCCGATTTTTTCGACGCGGTGGTCTTCAAAATTGAAGGACGCCCGGAACTCGGGAACCTAATCATGCAGGGAGAGAACCCCGTCGGGAGGATTGACTGGGCGAACTTCATCACGAAGGGCGAGACCATGAAGCGCGTCGGTCTGAAGGACTGCCTCAACCCGCCACGGTGCGAGGACGGTATCTTCTTCTCGAAGCTCCTCGCGTGCGGACACTACCACATCAAGTGGGTGGACGAAGTTCTCGCCTATTACAACAAACTGCCCCGGGTGCGGTGAACAATGCCGGACATCGAACGACTGAAAGAACTCCAAAGTCTACCCCTCGACCGGAAAGTCGGTTTTACCGCCGCCCGGATAGCGGAGTGGTACAACCATTACGACGGGAAGGTTCACGTCTCCTTCAGCGGCGGAAAGGATAGCACGGTACTCCTTTACATCGTGCGGAAACTTTTCCCGGACGTGAAGGCTATGTTCGTCGATACTGGTTTAGAGTACCCCGAAATCCGGGAGTTCGTCCGGACGTTCCAGAACGTGGATATTATCCGCCCCGAGAAGTCCTTCCTTCAAGTCATCCGGGAGTATGGCTATCCGGTCGTCTCGAAAGAGGTCGCACAGGCGGTCTATTACGCCCGGAAGACGAACGAACACGCGGCACGGATGAAGCTCGGTCTCGAACCCTCGCACTACAATAAAAGGTATTCGTTCCAAAAGTGGAAATATCTCGCGGACGCCCCGTTCCCGATCTCTCACCTCTGTTGTCAAGTGATGAAGAAGAACCCGGCGAACCAGTACCAAAAGAAGACGGGAACGTTCGCGATCATCGGAACCATGACGGAAGAAAGCCTCATGCGGCGGACGGCGTGGATAAAAAACGGGTGTAATGCGTTCAACTCGAAACATCCGCACTCGAACCCGCTATCCTTTTGGACGGAACAGGACGTCCTCCGGTATATCAAGACCATGCAGATACCGATAGCGTCCTGTTACGGCGAAATTGTCGAGGACGAGGGGGGGCGGCTCCATACCACGAAATGCGACCGGACGGGGTGTATGTTCTGCATGTTCGGGATATTCCACGACAAGACGCCGAACCGATTCCAACGGATGTTCTACAGTCATCCGAAGCAGTGGGATTACTGTATTCATCGCCTCGGTCTCGGCGACGTCCTCGACTGGCTCGGCATACCCTACGAACCCGAAACCGTTGACATGTTCCCGGAGTTCTGACAATGGCGGAAACCCTCACACTCTCCCGCGACTGGCTCGACATGTTGGACGGACTGCCGGACGATTCCGCCCGGTGGACTGTCTTGAAAGCGGTCGCGGGGTACGCCCTCGACGGGACGGAACCGGACGGACTGACCGGAACCGAAAAAGACATATTTAAAACCATAAAATCTACAATCCAAAAAAGGAAAAGAAAACTCCGTTATTATACCAAACAGAAGACAAGACCGTCTAAATTGGACGCGTCTAAATTGGACGCTCTACCGTCCAAATTGGACGCCGAAACGTCTAAATTGGACGCGTCTAAATTGGACGCTCCGCCAGTAGAGGAAAAAGAAAAGAATCAAAAGAAAAAGGAGACACCTCCTTACGAACTACCGGAGACTTTAGAGAGAGTCAAAGGGGGTGCGGGGGAAAGTAAACCCGACCCGCCGAAAGCGGAGAAAAGGAAAATCTTCACCCCTCCGAAAGTTGAAGACGTCGCGGCATACTGCCGGGAACGGAACAACACAATCGACCCCCAACAATTCGTCGACTTCTACACCATGAAAGGGTGGAGGGTCGGCAAGGAAACCATGAAGGACTGGAAAGCTGCGGTTCGGACATGGGAAAGACGGCACTACAACCAACAACAAGACCGGAGACCGAAACGGGACTACTCCGGAATCTGAAACGAAAGGAACCCCTCAAACATGCCAAACATCGAAACAATCTGCCGGAAGTGCGGCAAGGCGGCGACCGTGGAGGTTGACGAGTACGCGGCGAAGGTCTTCAGCGACCCGGCGACGCCGTACCCGTGGTACTGCCCTGTCTGCAAGGAAGAACACGACCGCGTGGAGGCGGAACGCGAACGCCTCGAACAGGAAGAAGAAAGGCGGAACTACATCGAAGAAGCCCTCGAACGGTGCGGACTTCCCGCCCGCTACCGGGTGAAAGCCCCGCCCGTCCCGCACGTCGCCGACTGGATGAAACGCCACGCCCCCGGGAACATGCTCCTCACGGGAGAGACGGGAACCGGGAAAAGCACGTCCGCCGGGTATCTCGCCCGCTACTTCATCGAACAGGGGCGGACGGTCAGATACCGCCAAATGTCGGATTTGCTCGACCAGTGGAGAGAGGCACGGTGCGGCGATACGCGGGAGACGACGGCGGACTTCCTCGGGAGACTGGAACGGTTCGACCTCCTTATCATCGACGAGGCAAGCGCGGACAAGACCGTCGTAACGGATTCCGCCAAAGAGTGCATGTGGCGGCTATTGGAGGACATCTATAACGGGTCGGTGCGCGGGTGCGTCGTCTTCCTCGGGAACTACTACCGGGGGAGCCTCGGGGACGTCTTCGGGAACGAGACCGCCGCCCGCCGCCGTCTCGCCGAAGCCTTTAATTGTGCGAAGATCGACGCCCGGACGGGTAAGATCACGAAGATCAACCTCTGAAGGAGACGGGCGACATGGCAAACGTAACGAGCGACAAACACGGCATCCTCATTATCTCGGACGTCTCCTATCTGAATCAGTCCGGAGAAATCTCAATTAAAAGCAAACTGTTCGAGGGGTTGACAATCCCGCAACTCGAAACACTCCGCGACCACTATATTACCGTCGGCACGTTCATTCTGAACAAAAGCTCCGAAATCATCGCGGCAGGGGGAGCAAGGGAAAACGTCTGTTTGCTCTCGAAACTCGTCAAGAAGTCCGCGAACGCGTTCAACATGGCGGACTTCTGCGTTCTCAAAATCTATTTGAAAAGGAAGGGAGTAAAATGACGGGCGACATTATCAGCATGGAACACGCGGTGGACGAGTTGATCGGGCGACTGGTCGAAGGTCTCATCCCGGAAGGGGGCGAGGTCGCGGACAATATCACGGCAGAACTCCGCCAGAGTAACACGCCCCTTTATCTGCTCTATATCCTCGGGAATCGGTTCAACCTCCGACCCGCGTACTGTCCGAACCACGACGGAAAGTGGTACGCCTACGGCGGGCAATACAAGGAGGCGACGCGTCAGATTGTTTTTATCTATCTGAACCGAAAGGACGACCTTCCGCGAAACGAACAGGCGAAGTACCGGGCAGAGTACGAAAACGTCGGCGGCAACGAGAAGAACTTCGAAAAATGGTTCGGGAACGGGGCGCGGGAGGAAGTCGGTCTGCGGCGTTTTCTGAAGCTCGCCCTGTTCCTCAACGTCCCGATTGAATGGCGCGAAATCCCGAAGGGGGAGCGGTTGACATGGTAAGAGACCCGGAAAACGCGAAAAGCCCCGCCAAAACGCCCCGGAACGCGGTCGTCGTCAGATTTGACGGATTGACGGAAGGGTTGACGGACGGGAAAGCCTCGGGAATGTTTAGGGAACTAAAACAAGTGCCCCCGGAAGGGGGGTCGGGGGTAGGTACTTCCTCTCGGGGTGCCTTTTGCGAGGTGGCGGCGTCAAGGTCGCCTTCTTCCCCGATTTTTCAGATTTGAAAGCATAGGAAAAAATAGCGGTTTGATTCCATGAATCAAAAGTTTAGAACAATCGACGGCGTAAAATGTTGGACGTTCCGAACCTACGCGGCGTTCTTCGTCGGGAAATCCTACAAGGACGTCGAACAGGCGGAAAATGACGGGAGAATCGCGTCGAAACGCAAGGGCGGTCACCGCTACGCGTTCGGACTTCCGCCCGCGTCGTGGGTTTTGAAAGACCCGGCGGTCTTCCCATGGGTCGATCAGCCCGCCGCCGCGCCGTCAGAACCTCCCGCCGGAGACCCGACGCCCGCGAAGAAAGCCCCGGCAACGCCACGCCGGATTGATCTCAACGCGGAGAAAGCCCGCAAAATGGCGGCGGAGGCAGAACTCGCGGAGTTGAAACTCGCGAAGGAGAAGTCCAAACTCTACGAGCGGGTCGCGGAGACTGTCCTCCGGTGCATCCGGGCGGGGTTCAACAAGGAGGTCGTCCCGTTCCTGTACGACTTGAATCTGAAGAAGCTACAGGTCGAACACCTCGCACGGTGCTACGACAAGGCGTTCGACGAGGCGGAACGTCTGTACCTCGAAGGAACTGAACCGGACGACGACGAAGACGCGGAGGGCGAAGCATGACACCGCTCCCCCTGTTCCCGAAATCATCGTGGCGGAACATCCGCGAGGGTACGACCGCGACACTCCCCCGGGAGCGCGTCGATATTATCGAGTGGGTCTCCGCGAACGTCAACCTCTCGGACGACATAAGCGCGGAGCGGAAAAGGATAGACTTCAACCTGTCGCCGTTCCTCATCGACCCGATAAGGGCGTGGGACTTCTCGGGCAAAATCAAGGAGGTCGTCGTCGTCGGCATCGAACAACACGGAAAGACTTTAATCGAGGAGTGCGGCGTCTCCTACTGTATCGAGTTTATTCCCTGCTCCATTTTATGCGTCTACCCCTCGGACGATCTCGCCGCCGACATCAACCGCACGAAGTACGAACCGATCTTCCGGCACATCCCGGACATCGCGGAAGAACTCGCCCGTCCGAACTCTCACAGGATAGACCGCTACACCCTCGGGAACTCGACAATGTTTTTTCAAGGGGCGGGGAGCAAAGTCATGTCCCGGAGTTGCAAGGTTCGCGTCGCGGACGAGGAAGACCAGTTTCCGAAGGTCGGCAACCTCGACGCCGTGGAGGACATCCGGAAACGCGGACGCTCCTACTCCGAAAGCATCTTTTTCCGGGTCTGCACTCCAACGGAGAAAACGGGGTCGATTTGGCGGGCGTTCCTCGCGGGTTCGCAGGGCTACTGGACGCTCCGGTGTAAAGGGTGCGGCGAGTTGACGATTAAATCGTGCGACTTCTCGACGATACAGTTCGAGAGTACCTTCGACGAGGAACGCGGGGTCTACGCCGTCATATCTTCAAGCATCCGCGTCATCTGCCCCGTCTGCAAGCACGAACATAAAGAAGCGGACAAGGTATGGATGAACCGCAACGGGAAGTACGTCCACGTCTTCGCGGACAGAATCGACACCCGTCCGTCTTTTCAGTTCGGCGCGTTATGCAGTCAGTTCCCCTCTATGTCGTGGACGCGAATCGCGGAAAAGATTTTAGAGTGCGGCAAGCGGAGCGACGTCAAGTCCCACTATGAACTCGACAACTCCTTCAAGGGTCTCCCGTACACGCCCCGCGAGGTCAGCGCGGACGACTGTCGGCATTTGAAGGAACACATGTACCGCCCCGATCAGCTCCCGCCGCCGGAGGACATCGAACTCCTTTTCCTCGTCAGCGACACGCAGGACGACTTCAGCCCGACCGGACTGTTCGCCCTCGACATACACGACAACCTTTGGCTTTTACGCTATGGCAATATCACGCACTTATGGCTAACCGCCGACCAAAAGGAAGACCTCGAAGCGAAGACCGGGAACCCCGTCGAGACCGTCGAGGACATCCTCACGAACGAGTACAAAATCGGCGGCGTCGGCATCCGTCCGCTTATCCACGTCATCGACTACCGGGGACACCGACAGAAGGAGGTCGCGGAGTACGCGGTCGCGAACAAGAACTGCATCCTCTACGCGGGCGCGGGTCAGCGGCAACTCGACAAGTACAAACCCTCGCAGAAACGCGGGAGGATGTTTTTCGTCTCCGCCTCGCAGTATCAGCGGACGCTCATTTGGAGCCTCTACCGTCAGCGGAACAAGGAGACCGACTACCTCTATCTCCCGGAAGACCTCGACCCGAAGGTACAGACCGAAATCGTCAGCGTTCAACCCGACAAGACGAGCCGGAACGGACACCTCCCGGAGAACTGGAAACCCGAACACGACGCAGTACACGACGCGTTCGACGTGCTGAAAATGGCGTTTTTCGCGAAGGACTTCTGCACGGAACAACTCTCCCCGAAGCGGTTCCGCGTCGGGAAGTCGCCCGCCCTGCATCGGGCGAAAAAAAGATACTACGACAAACATCCGGAATCTGAAGGAGACCGAAAACCATGACCGAATATCAAGCACTTTTCGAGGAAGACAACGCGGAGTACAAGGCGTTCGTCGATAAGTTCAAACCGAAGAAGACGACCGACGACTGCTACACGCCCGCCCCGATCTTCGACTGCATCCGCGACTACGCGACGAGGCGGTTCAACTTCCCGCCGGAGGCAATCGTCCGCCCCTTCTTCCCCGGCGGAGACTTTGAACGGTACGACTATCCGCCCGGGTGCGTCGTCCTCGACAATCCCCCGTTCTCAATCCTCGCCCGCATCATCGACTTCTACCTCGCGAACTCCGTCCGCTTCTTCCTGTTCTGCCCCTCTCTGACCGCGTTCGGGTATCTCCGCCGGACGGGTATCTCCGTCCTCAACGTCGGCGGCGACATCATCTACGACAACGGCGCGGTCGTCAATACCTCGTTTGTTCACAACCTCGGAGACCCGGAGGTCGTCGCGGAGACGGAGCCGGAACTCTCCCGGGAAATCACCCGCGTCTCGAAGGAACTCGCCAGTCTTCAGAAGAAACAAGTCCGAAAGCTCGAACTCCCCCTTCACGTTATGACATCCGCCCGCATGAACTGGCTTTCTATCCACGGCGAGAAGTTCCAAATCCGCCGGAAGTCTTGTATCTTCGTCCGCGAACTTGACAATCTGAAGGGCGGAATCTTCGGGGGCGGTCTATTCCTCTCCGAACGGGCGGTGGCGGAACGGGCGGCGGCGGAACGGGCGGCGGCGGAACGGGCGGCGGCGGAACGGGCGGCGGCGGAACGGGCGGCTTTATCTGACCGGGAGCGCGAACTCGTCCGTCTGCTTTCTGCCGGTGATAAATAGATGTATAATTTGCATTTGAAACACCGCCCCCGATCTCGCCTTGCATAAGGCGGGCGGGCGTGGTAAAATATACGCGGGAAAACTTTGTTACTGTTAGGGTATGTGAGGGGATGTGCCATTAGGCGGAACGACCGAACGAAGGTTTCCCCCGGTCTCATCGGGTTTACTTCGTGTTGCTTTCTGTTAGGTTAGGCAACCGTTCCGCCGCCTTTTCCTCGCTTCATGTCGCCTCAAGGAGGGGGCTTGCATGTACTACACGGGGACGACCGTAAAACATCCGGCGGTATCGACCGCCGTCCGAATGGCGTACAAACTGACGCCCGGAACGACCGCGACCATAATCTGCGAGACGGTCGAGGACGGCTTCTTCGTCTTCACCGCTCCCCCTGCCGGGGGCTACCGCTTTCAGCAGTACAACGCCGACGGGGATATTGTCGCCGTCGGTTCGTTCAAGGTCGAACAGAACCTCGCCGACGCCCCGGCGACCTACGACGCACGGAGCGAAGCGGAGAAAGCCCTCGAAGCGATCAACGCGAAAATCGAGGGGAGAATCCTCACACTCGAACAGTCGAAAATCAGCATCGGCGACCGTTCGATTGAATACATCAACTCAATCGAGGAGCTTCTTCGTTGGCGCGATCACTTTCAGCGAATTGTCAACAGGGAACAGGGCATAACGGACGCGAAGACTGAAGTCTGCGTCCTACGCCGCGTTTAGGAGGTAGTGAGGGGGCTACATGTTCGAGGGGGTTAAAAAACTTTTTGGGGGAAAACGGGCGGCGACACGCCGCCGCGTCAATCGTCGCTTCTTCGACGCCGCCGCGTCGAACCGTCTCGTAGACTGGAAACTCTCCTATCAGCGCGTAAACGGCGACCTGTTCGCCGAATACCCGACGATAGTCCTCCGGGCGCGGAGCCTCGCACAGAACAACGAGAACGTCGTCGGCATCCTCCGCAACCTTCAGCGGAATGTCATCGGCGTCACCGGGTTTACCCTTCAGTCGAAGACCGAAAACCCCGCGACCCGTTCCGATCTTGAGACGCTATGGCGGGAGTACTGCTCCCGAATCGGCGGCTACTGTACCCTCGACGAGCGGACGTCCGCCCGCGACTTCGACATCCTCGTCCTCCGCTCCCTCGTCATCGACGGCGAGTGCTTCATCCGCCGCACGTTCGACCCGTCCTCGAAGTTCGGGTGGCGGTTCGAGGTGCTTGACAGTATGCAGATTGACCCGCTTTATACCGTTGAAAATGCCGGGAACGGACACCGTATTTTCATGGGCGTCGAACTGGACGAACGCGGGAGGGAGGTCGCTTATTACTACCGCCCGACCGTGGACGAGGTGTACTACACCGGACAACGCGAACGCCTCGACGCCTCCAACATCATACACCTCTACCGGAAGGAGTTCCCAGCACAAATCCGGGGTATCTCCATGTTAGCCTCCGCCGTACTGGAACTCCGCCAGTTGGACGACTACCGGACGGCGGAACTCGTACACGCTCAAATCGGGAGCGCGGTCATGGGTGTATGGGAATGGGACGGCAAAAACACCGACGACATTCTCGGGAGCGACGAGGACGACGCGGGCGAGTTCGTCCGCGAAATCCGCCCGGGTATTTTCCCTATCGCTCCCCGTGGATATACCGCGAAATTCTTACAGGGCGCACAACCGAACAGTCAGTTCGGCGTCTTCGTGAAGTCGATCATGCGGAGCATCGCGAACGCCGTCGGCATCAGCTACAACAAGGCGACGGGCGACTATGAATCCGTCAATTATTCCAGTCTCCGCGAAGCCGCCCTCGAAGACCGCGAGACCTACGCGGAGCTTCAGCGGTTCCTCATCGAGAACTGGAAAAGCATCCAGTACCGCGACTTCGTGAACGCCCTCGTTATCCTCGGGCGAATCCCCCCGACCGACAACCTCTCCGATCTCGCCCGCCACCAGTTCTTCGGGCGTCGGTTCGCGTGGGTTGACCCGCAGAAGGAAATCGCGGCGAAGAAGGAAGAAATCGCCCTAATGCTTACTGACCCGATCTCCGAACTCGAAGCGAGGGGGGAAGACCCCCGCGACGTTATCGGGCGGTTCGGGATTTGGCTCGACATGCTGAAGGAGGAGGGGTTCGACGGCTTTTGGAAAGCCGCGTTCGGAAACAATCCGGACGCCGCCGCTCCCGCTCCCGAATCTGAAGAAGAAACACAAACACCTCAACCGGAGGAATGACAAAAATGATTAACCCCGACATCGACGAGGCGAACCTCGAAATCTCGCTTTCGTGCGCGTCCTCGTACCCGTGCGAGAGGTTCGACTGGGACATCGGACTTTATTCCGAACGTCTCATGGTCTCCCCGGACGCCGTGAACCTCGAACGCCTCAACGGAGGCGCGTCCGTACTGAAGAACCACGACACCGACAAGGTACTCGGGAAAGTCCTACGGTCGTGGATTGAAGACGGCGCACTCTGCGTTCGTATCAAGTTCCGCACGGACAACATGTCCCGCGACCTGTTCAAGGACATCGCCGCCGGAATCGTGCAGAACGTCTCAATCGGCTACCGCATCGACCACGCCGCGCCCCCGTACACCGACGAGAACGGGAACAGGTGCGTATACGTGGACAAGTGGACGCCCCTCGAAGTCAGTATCGCCGTCGGCGTTCCCGCCGACCCGACTGTCGGTTTTTACCGCTCTTTTGCTCTCAACGCACGAAAACATAACAATCAACCCCGTAAGGAGGAAACCAACATGGAAAAACGTGCAGACGAACTCAACCCGACCGAATCCGCCGAAACGGTGGATGAACTGAAAGCCCGAATCGACGAACTCGAAAAGGAGAACGCCGCACTCAAGGAGGGCAACTGCGACGAGCAGAAGGAAGACGGCGACGCAGAAAAGCCCGCCGACGAATCCGAACTCGCCCGCTCCCTCCGCAAGGTAGGAGAGGACATCGTGAAAAGCATCAACGCCCCGCACATCGCCGCCCCGAAACGTTCCTACAACCTCGCCGCCGCTCTCCGTGGTATTCTGAACGGCAAGGGCGGAGAACTGGAACGCGAAGTCTCCAACGACCTGTACCGCCAGTGCGGACAGGAACAGGGGAGCGAGTTCTCCCTCATGGTTCCCTTCAACCGTGAAAGCATGCGCGGCATCATGCAGACCCGCGAACTCGCCGACGCCGCCGCCACGGGCGCGGGACTGGTCGCACAGGAAAACCTCCCCGACCTGTTCGTTGATTACGTCCGGAGCAAAATCGGCGTCAAGTCGGCGACCTTCCTTACTGGTCTGACGGGCGCGCCCGTTACGATTCCCGCCATGACGACCGACACCACGGTCGCGTGGGTGTATGGCTCCACGAACCACACCGACCCGAACACCGACGTCTCCGAAACGACCCCCGTCATCGGAAACATCGAACTCAACCCGCACAAAATGGGCGGTTACACCGTCGTCGGCAAAGACCTTCTGCTCATGGGCAAGCCGGACGCGACGGGTATCGTCATGCGTTCCCTCATGGCGAAGGTCGCCCGCCTTCTCGGTACGACCATGCTGAAGGGCAACGCGTCCAACCCGGCGATCACGGGTCTCGCGACCGCGACGGGCGTCCAGACGAATGTCATCGCGACGATTGCCTCCGCGACGTGGGCGAATATGCTCGGGTTCGCCGCGAAGGTGGAAGGTCTCGAAGTGGACGGCGAACTCGAGTTCGTCATGGGTGCGGCGGACAAGGCGACCTTCAAGAGTATCGCGAAGGGTCAGTACGGCTCCGGGTTCCTCTGCGAGGACGACAGAATCGACGGTCACCTCGTCCACGTCGACGGCTCCCTGTCCTCCGGCGACATCTTCTTCGGCGACTTCTCGAACATCATCGTCGGACAGTGGGGCGGTATCGAGTTGACCCTCGACCCGTTCCGCCACGCCCGCTCCGGCATGGTCGAAGTCATCGTTCAGCTTGTCTGCGACATCGCGGTGCGCCGCCCGAACACCTTCGTCAAGCGCACTGCCTCCTAATTCCGCCAAGAACCTGTTCTACCTCTCCCCGCCGCCTCATCCCGGCGGGGGGAGGGTCTTCACAACGACAAGGGTACAAACATGAAAATCAAGTTTTTAACCGGGTGCGTCCTCGACGGCATCGACCGCAAGGCGGGCGAAGTCCTCGACGTTGAAGGAACCGAAAAGGGGCTCGACATCGTTCTCGGTGCGGGTCTCGTTGAAGTCCTCGTACCTGTCCCGGAAGAAACGCCGGAAACCCCGGAAGAATCGACGGAAGGGGAAGACCCGACCAACGAACCGTACGAACCGAAAACCCCCGCGAAAACCGCGAAGAAAAGCAAAAAGAAATGAACCCCTTCGACGCCGCGACAAGGACAATCATGTCGAACCCCGACTTCACCGACGAAGCAGTCGTCGGCGGGGCGACCGTCTCCGTCGTCGCGTCCGAATTAAGCGAGGCGGAAGTTCTGACGGAGTACGGCGACGACTACGGCGTCTCCTTCTTCCTCCGCATCGAAGCCCGACACCTCGCGACGCCCCCGAAGAAGTACGACCGGATTGTTTTCCACGGGACGACCTACAAAATCGCCCGCCTCGACTTGGATTCCGGGAGACTGGTCTATCGGGTCTATCTGCAATCCCTAACCACGGGGGCATGATATGGCGATCTCCGCACAAAGTCAGGCAATCAAATTTGAAATGTCTCTGAAGACGTTCGAGGCGAACGCGGAGTTTATGATGGACGAACTCGAAGAAGAACGCGAGAAGGTCGTCATGGCGGGCGCGTCCGCCTACGCTACCTCCGCACAACGGCACACGCCGCCCTCCCTCGGTCAGTCCAAAATCGAACCGATCTTCTACGAAAGCCTCGAATCCGATCACGTCCTCATGCACGGCGAAAAAGCCCACGGTCGCCGCGTGATCTACAAGCTCCGCGACATCGTGAGGAACCCGAACAAGCAACGGTACAAGAAGATGTTCGGCGTCTACCTTCAGCAGGGGTACGAGTACGCCGTCCAAATGAAGAACCGGAACGGACGCTCGACCTATCTGAAACCCTGCCGGACGCTCGACGAGGCGAAGCGGAACGCCGTCGAGGATTATCGCGGTCTCATGCGGGCGGCGTGGGGTATGGGGTTCCTCGCTATGGGGAAGAAAATGCCTCCCGCGTTCCGGTCTCTGACCCGCCTCCGTCCGAAACTGCTCAACGTGCAGAACTCCCTCGCACAGGCGGCGTACGACCCGCAGAACGTCGAGGTAACACTCCGGAACCACGTCATCAAGTCCGGCGCGGGGTTCCTTCACTCGACCGACATCAACGCCTCAATCGCCGCCGTCCGGACAATGGACGACCTTATGACAAAATTTTTTAAGAGGAAGTTCGAGTTGTGAGTTTTGACGAAACAAGACTTTTCGAGATTATCCCGGTCGAATCCTTCATCCTCAAGACGGCACACTTCGACCTCGAAAATCATGTAAACCCCGCCGGGACGCTCGTCATCGAGACGACCGCCGTCAACGTCGCGAACCTCGGTCTCCCCGACTACTTCGTCGATATTTCCCTTTTGGGTATGGCTCTCGTCGAACTCGACCCCGACAAGGCGACGATCAGAAAAATGCACTCGGATGTACTGACCGCCGTCCAGTCGTGGACGCCCGAACTCGTCTCCGGTGCGTTCGGGTTCGTCCCTCCGGCGCGGTGCGTCGGCATCATCAACATCACGTCCCTTCTATCGTGCGACGCGACCCGGAACATGTTCCGCCTCGACTGTCGGCTCGTCCTCTCGGACGTCGATTTTACCGCCGGGACGTTCTACCCGTCGGCACATCTCGGGACGGCGTTCCTCGTAGACGAAAAGTGGAACAACAACCACACGAAAAAAACGACCTACATCTGCTACTCGAACCGCCCCGAACGCACGATCACCCGCGTCATCACCGAAATCATCGGGAACAACAAGCTCATCGAGATAACCTACGGGTTCGGCGCGTGGGAAGACCGCGAAAATCTCGCCTATTATCGCAACTAAACCATACAACACAAACACAAAATAGGAGTTTGAACAATGGCAGGAAGAACTTTCGGAGTTGTCAGCGTCAAGGGCGGAACCGCCCCGTGCGCCTCTATGGTCGCACAGTCCTTCAATTCCTCGACCGCAATCGAAAAAGCGACGGCGAAGGATGAAGGAGGGAAGACGATCAACGTGAACGCCTACTCGAAAAGCAAGACGATCTCTATCCAGGGATTGCTCGACGCATCCTCCCCCGATCTCGAAGCGGGTATGACCGTCGTCCTCTCCGGGACGACCTTCCTCGTCGATACGGCGGAGGTCGCGGAAAGCAATCAGGACTTCGTGCGGTACAATCTGACGCTTTCCAGTGAAGACGGGTGCGTCCCGACCGCGTACACCGCCCCCGCGTCCTAATCGGAGGTCGCCGCGTCCATGTTGACCGACAATCAAAAAATCTTTTTGGCTATGTCGCCGGAGTTTCAGACCGTCCTCGACGAAGACCCGGTGCTGAAACACCTCGACGACTGCCGGATTGACTACACCCGGGAGCGGGAGCTTCTTCGGGAGGCTTACGGCGCGACGTGGAAAGTCGCCGGAGACATCCCGGTCGCCCCCGTTACCCCGGCGGTTTGGTCGGTTTTATGGGCTATGAAGTCCCCGTTCGTCAGAAAGCCCCCGGTCTCCGTGAAAGTCATCGACGTCGCGATCTTCCTCTACCTTCTGACCCACGACCTCTCCGACGTCTACTTCTCGACGCTCGAAGAAGACGCGAAGAAGGAGGGCGCGGCGTTCGGACTGCCGGAGGACGCCGAAACTCTCGCCCTCGAACTTCATCATCTTGTAAATCTCGCCCTCGCTCCGTTGAAAATGCTCCCCTCCACGGGGTGCGAATCGGCGGACGACCCGGTGTACGACGCCGACTGGCTCCTGTCGGTCTGCTCCGTCGCCTCTCGGGAGGCGGGTATCCCCCTTCAGCGGGTTATGGTAGACCTCCCGCTCTCCGTCGTCTACTCCCTGCTCGTCGTCCGGGCGAGGAAAACGCATCCCGACAAGCACTACATGAAGCGGTCGCCGGAATGGGTCAGCAAAAAGGAACTCGAACGGGTGAACGAACTCTCGGAGGCGTTCGTCCGGGAACATTACAAGGAAGGGTAGAACCATGTCAGCGGAAGGAAAGGTCTCCCTCAACGCATCGCAGTATAAAAAGACCCTCGACGACATCAAGGGGAAGACGTCGAAGACGTTCGATAGCGTCGGGAAGGACATCGGAAAGGCGGGGAAAGCCGTCGGCGCGTTCTCGTCCGAAGTCTCCGGGCAGTTCGGCGCACTCTCGAAAATCATCGGCGCACTCACGAACCCGATCACGCTCGTTATCGCCGGGTTCGGCGCGTTACTGTCCGCCGGGAAGGAACTCTACGACGTTCTTACCGTATCGGCGGAGGAATACCTTCAGAAAGTCGAGAAGACCGCGAAGGAACAGAAGAAGCAGTACGACGAAATGAAGACCGCACAGGAAGCCGAACAGGGCTACATGGAGCGGTTGAAGGAACTCGGGGAGAAGGAGAACAAGACCAACGAGGAAAAGGAAGAAATGATTTTCCTCGTTAATATTCTCACGTCGAAATACGGCGAACTCGGGATTGAAATCGACGGCGTTACTGGAAAACTTCAGAACCTCGCACAGGCGGAGGAAACCCTCAACGTCAAGCAGAAGGAGGCGCGGGCGAAGCAGCTCGAAGACCTCATCAAGACCGAACGGAAACGCGGCGAGAAGTACTACGGTCAGTATCTCGACTCCGGCGTCATCGGTACGCTCGACGAATGGCTCGGAAACAACCGCATGAAGGTACAGGGCTATCGGAACAAGGACACCGCCGGACGCCTCGCGTTCGCGGAGAAGTCCTTCGACGCCGCGACCACGAAGAAAGAACTCGACTTTTGGAGTGCTGAAATCGACCGACTTCAGAACATCCAAAAACTGGAAGAAGAACTCGCACATATCCGGGAGACCGGACACGAATCGACGAAAGCACAGGCGGCGGCTATGGAGACCGCCTCGAAGCAGTCCGCCGAAGCCCTCGAAAAGCAGATAAAGGCGGAGAAGGATTTGACCGCCGAAATCGAAAAGCAGACGGAGGCGTATCAGAAGGAACTCGCCGCCGCCCGCGATCTCGAAAAGCAGAACCGGAACAAGAAGGAGCAGTACCTTGTCGGTCAGCTCGTCCCGCTCCGCGATCAATCCCTCCGCATGTCCGGGCGCGTCGAACAGGCGGACATGGAGGCGGCGGTTTGGTCGGCGACACAGGCGAAGGGCGAAGCCCTCACGGGCGACGAATACGACCGGGTTATCGAGATAGCACAGGCGAAGCGCGAACTCGCCGCCCTTCAGAACGGTATCGGGGATTCCCTCAACTACGCCCCCCGCGTCAATTCCCTCGTCGCCCGGGGCGGTTCCGAAGCCCCGGTGAAAATGCCTCACGTCGAAGAACTCCAGTCGAAGACGTTGAACAACGTCGAACGAATCACGAAAATAACCGACGACATTCTCGACAAGATGGACGACTGGCTCACGGTCTGACATCTTCAACTCAACCGGAAAGGATTTTAGAAAATGGCGGCTCCCTACGATTTGAAACAACTCGGGGGTATCAGCAAGGAGAAGACGACACAGGGTCTCGCCCTGTCGATCTCCTACGTTGGCACGAAAGCGGAGTGCGAACGTTGGCAGTCTGAACACGCGATCAACTCGACCGACGCGAACGGAAAACTCACATCCGTCTCGGTCGATCAGTACGGCGGTGCGATCTACCGCGTAACCGCGAAGTATATCAACGTCAACGGAGACAGCGGCATCGGGTACGCGACCACGCCGCCCGACTACTCCTACGGGACGTACTCCGCTCAACTCGACGGGTCAATGCTCTCGACCCCCCTCGAACAACATCCCGACTATCGGGTCTGTTGGAACTACTACCTCGCCGCACGGGACGACACGAACTGGACGATTCCGCAGTGGTGGGGGAACGTTACGACCCCGATACTCGCCTCCGCGAACGCGGAGAAATACAAGTGGATTTCTTCCCCCGGTGAACTCCCGCCGAACGATAGCCTCGGGCATTATTGGGCGATACTGAAAAACCCGCTTTTTCCCGGGATTACCTCCTACGACGTCGCCGCCTACACGCAGACGGAGAGTGCGAGGTTCCGCTCCTACGCCGCCGCCGCCGCCAGTGTTGCGGCGAAGCTGAACGTCGTCTACACGCATCCGCCGACCGACCCCGGGTTCACGGGCGGGTCGTGGAAATGCGACCGGGCGACGATCAGTTGGACGGGCGACTACTGGCTCGCGACACTGACCTACACCTACTCCGCCCTCGGGTGGAACACGACGCTCTACAACACCCCGGTCAACCCGTAAGGAGGGCGGTCAATGCAGATTCCGCGACTTCCGGTCTCCGGTGAAAATCTGAAGAAGTACCTCCTCGACACAATCCGGGGAATCCTCGAATATCTGAAAGCGAACCGCCTCGTCGAGGGCGACGGTATCAGCATCCGCGAAACCCCGTCCGGCGTCGTCGTCTCCGCAATCCGGCGGGGAACGACATCGCAAGGTGCGTCCGGTGCGGCGGAGTATTCTCAAGGTATCGGTATCACGATCACCGGAGGAACGCCCGGAGTACCCGAAAAAATCAACGCGAACATAACGGGCGGGACGGACATCAACGTTACAGGCGGCACGAACGGGAACCCCCTCGTTATCTCCTACACCGGAGGCGGCGGAGGTGGAGGAGGGGACGGCATTGGCTACCCCGACTATATCGCCCTCGCGGGAGGAACCGCGTCGAACGCTCTCGGGACGATTACCGACGACGAGTACGACGGCGGAACACCGCCCGCCCCGACCATGCCGGACGACCCCCTTCTCGGGGTTACTCACATCATCCCCGTCCCGGCGGGTGAACCGATTAAATATTATTCATCCACGTCTTGTCTCGTCAGATACGCTCCGGAGGCGGGGAGCGGCGGACATTTCTACTATGATCTATCGAACGAGTTGGAGTGGACGCCGAACAGTAAGGGTTGGCTCCGCGTCTCAATCCTCGACGACGGGACACACGCGTCCGACTGTATGCGTCTCTATGTCGGCGGCGAGGAATGGTCGGACGCGGTAGCTATGCACAAATATCTGAAGGTAAAAGGAGCGACCGGAATCGGGGCGACCGTCTCCGGGGGGACTGCTACGGTATCACTGTCCGGCGGTACTGGTTCGGTCAAATTTACCGGAGCGGGGTCTGTTTCTATCTCTGCCGGGGCATCGGGAGAAATCATTATCAGCGGGGAGACAAGCGGCGGAGGCGGCGGTGTAAATGACGCCGTTTTTATCAGCGAGGAACCCTCCGACGCAACCGGACAAATCACCGCGCAAATCAACAAGAGATATTATATTGCAGTCTTCGGCGACCTCTATTACGACGCCGAAGAAGGGTACGGGTATGTCTGTCAGTATTATACGACATACGACTACTCGACCAGTCCCGCGACCATTACAAGACACAAGACCGACTACAACGATCTACAGGCGTACTCTGAAGGGTACGGGTATAGCCTCGAACTCGTTCTTCCCGCTCCGTCCGCCGACGCCTATATCGACATCTGTCTTTTTGCTCTTTCTGCGATCTTAATATCGTCATCGAAACCGATCTATAACTATCAAGGCTCTCCCGTCCTGCAACCCTATTCAATCACGAACCGCAACGTAAAACTGACATACATCGCCAACGACCACGGCGGGCGGTGGTATCTCTACGGAAACTAATCACTTCAACCTCATAACATCAACATAAGGAGCTAAACAATGGCAGGTTACTTTGACCGTTGGGGCAACTGGCAGGGGGACTTGGCGTCCGCTCCCGGACGCACTGTCCCGTACATCATCAGCGAGGAAGGTGAATACACCTACATCTGCTACACGAACACGCCTATCCGGGGCATCCGCCGCGTCCACAAAACGCAGTCCGGCGGCGTCAAGACGACGACGGTCGAGAACGCCGTCGGCGCGTGGGAAGACCGCGCCTCTCTGACGTACTACCCCGTGAACGAGGCAATCCCGGAACCCGAAGCATAAAGGAGCGACATCATGGTTTATTACGACTTCCTCTACGACGATCTTCTCGCCGGAAACGACGACGGCGGGGGCGGCGGCGGTTCTTCCGCGTTCGTCTATGGCTACGATCACAACCTCGGCGTCTCGTCCGGGGCGGACATGTTCAAGGCGGTCGTCCTCGAAAGCGACCAGTCGACGTACCTGTACCCGTCCTCCCTCGCTCAAATGCCGTGTCACGCCGTTCGCCCGTGCGTCATGGACGACCTCGCGAACCGCCACGTCGCCTACTACCTCAACCCCTCGGACATCACGAAGAAAGCTGACGGTTCGGCGGCGGACTTGACGGGAACCGACGGCGACGTAATGGTCGAGTTCCCGGTCAGCTACTACCGCATCGACACCTACCGCGACCAGTCGAACAACCTCCACGAGGTCTTCCTCATGTCCCGCGAGGCGTTCGGCGGCGCGGCGATTTGGTCGGGGTTCTATATCAGCCCCGGCGGTGCGACTGCCCGGAACCAGTTCGTCGGCATGTATCAAGGCTTCATCGAAGCCGGAACCGGAAAACTCCGCTCTATCTCGGGCGTTCAGCCTACCGTCTCGAAGTCCTCCCGCCAGTTCAACGCGGCGGCGGAACTCAACGGCGGCAATCAGACGAACGACCTCATGTATCAGTGGATCTTCCACCTCCTTATCGTCGAACACCTCTCCTGCAACAGTCAGGCGGCGGTCTCTATCGGGTTCACGAATATGTCGTCCTCGTCTTGGGTTGCATCGTGGATTCGTAAAACCGGACGGACGAACGCGTTCCCCTACGAGGGCGAAGTCCTCGCCGACGAACACGCCGGAACCGGGGCAGACCTCGACCTTGTCGGGTACTGGTCTTCTTCGATCACCTCCGAAAATAAGAGTTGGAGCCGCGACATCACGAAGGACAAGGCACTCACGGACGGCAAGTCTTGGGCGTGGAAGAACGGGTCGTCCTACCGTTGGACGGCGACCGGGGAACCCGCCGCCGGAGATACGACCTACTCCGACGACACCCTCGAAACTTCCGCCTCGACCGTTACCGCCCTCTCGCTCCCGTCGAAGGTCGTCGGGTGCAAGTACATGATAGAAAACCCGTGGGGGTCTCTTTGGGCGCAGATTGCCGGGTATCAGAAGTATCAGAACGCGACGGAGGCGGACATTACCTCGGACGGCATCCAGTTCTTCCGGTACGAGGACGGCGACGGCATGGACGGAGACACGCACACCTCCTACGCATGGAAAAGCGAGGCGGGCGTCGTGATCTACACCGCCGCCAGTCATCCCGCTATCGGTGCGGCGACCTTCTCGGACGTTACCCTCGAAACGAACCGGGGGAAGAATATCACCGCGTTCGACGACGATTACAGTCAGTCCGGGTACTGGTTCACGACCGACACGACGAAGTACGGACTGCTCGACAACTCCGCCGCGCCTCTCGCTCCGGGTTCCGATCACTCGCACTTCCCCGCATTGGGCTACACGCCGGACAGTATCGCGTGGGTCTCGCATCCCTTCCCGAAGGGAGGCGGCTATGTCAAGGGGTGGGACATCCGGACGTTCTTCCCGACCAACGTTACGGGAGGCAGTTCGACGACATACCTCGCCGACAACTTCTACAATGACGCCAACGGCGGGGCGCGGTGCGTTTTGCGCGGCGGCAACGCGTACCGCGGTGCGAACGCCGGGTTCGGTTGCGTCTACGTCTACTACGCCGTCGGGTACGCGGCCAACTCCATCGGGGGGCGTCTCTCTGCCTAAACTCGGGACGCGAATCCACAACGAGGAAACGGAACCGGGAAATCGGGCAAACGAGGAAACGAAAACGAAGGAAGTACCCCCGCGAAAGCGGGGCGAAAATATCGGGCATGTTTTGGAAAATTGGGCTATGTCAAGTCAGCCTCTCCGGGGCGCGGTGCGTTTTGCGCGGCGGCAACGCGAACAACGGTGCGAACGCCGGGTTCGGTTACGTCAACGTCAACAACGCCGTCGGGAACGCGAACAACAACATCGGGGGGCGTCTCAATGCGTCAGAATCAACTTCTTTTTCTGAATTTGGCATAGCTCAACACCGGACACAAGGTGAATATAATGTTCCGGCAAGAGTTAGTAAAGTCCCCGCGTGGCTCCGCCAGTTGCGGGGAAAGCTGAAAGCTCACGGAAAACGCAGAGATTCCCGAAGATGAAACGCATCCACGACATGTTCGAGACCGTCGTATCGGTGAAGACCCTCGTCCTCGCTCACAAAAAGCTGAAGAAGAAGGGGAAGAAAGCCCGGAGGAAAGCCCGCAGATTTAAACAGTGTTTCTGCGGGAATATCCTCGCCCTTCACTTCGCTCTCAAGGCGGGGACGTGGCACATGCACGAATACAGGCACATCGTTCGGACGGAGACCGGGAAACGCCGCGAGATTGACTACTCCCCGAATTGGGGCGATATGGTCGTCCAGTGCGCTATGGGGTTGACAATAGGGGCGCGGTTGAACCGCTCCCTCATCGACGACACCTACGCCGGAATCCCCGGGCGGGGAGTGAAAAAGGCAATCCGCCGCCTGTTCCGAAAAGTTCGGGCGGTTCCGGATTCCTCGCCGCTCTACTGCTACAAAATCGACATGCGGAAGTTTTACCAGTCAATCGACCACGACGTGCTGAAGTCCCGCCTCCGGGCGAAAATCAAGGACAAACGCCTCGTCGCCCTGCTCGAAACGCTCGTCGACAGTTGTCCCGAACCCGTCGGGATTCCTATCGGGAACCTCATGTCTCCGATCTTCGCGAACTTCTACCTCGACCCGCTCGACCGCGAGGCGAAGCGGCGCGGTCTCATCTATTACCGCTACAACGACGATATTGTCGCTATCTCGACGTCGAAGGGAGACCTCCGCCTGTTCAAGGATGAAGCCCACAATATCGCCGATCTTCTCAAACTGACAATAAAACCGACGGAGCAAATCTTCCCCGTCGAACGGTTCGGCGTCGATATTATGGGGTACGTCGTCCAACGTCGGCGGGTACTGGTAAGGAGACGGACGGAGCGGCGGTTTCGCCGGAACGCCCGCCGCTTCAGAAGATTCCCGACCGGACACCGCGCCCGCTCCCTTGCTTCAGAGTGGGGGTGGCTTAAAGTCTCCCGCTCCGGCGCGAATCTTTTCCGCCGTGCGGTCGGTTATTCTCTCGAACGTCTCAACTCAAAACATAAGGAGCTTTTAAATGGTTGAACTCATCGAAAAACTTCCGGACGGTCTCCGTCCGCCGCTCCCCGAATCTGAAAGCGGGACACTCCCCGTCGTCAGAATCGAAGGGCGCGACATCGTTATCCCCGTCCTCGTCCGTCAAGAGACCCGCTACGAGTACACGCCGGACGAGGAAGAATCCGCCCGCGAGGTGGAGGTCTTCCTCTACTTCGACATCCGGACGAAGTACCTCGGGGGAGACCCGGAGGACTACGCCGCGATCTGCCGGACGCACTACGCCGGACTTCGCGAGGCTCTCTACGGGTCGGCGGAGTATCAGGACGCACTCGACTACGACCACGAAAAAACCGCCCACATCCTCGCCGTGAAGGACGCAATCCGTAAACCCGGACAGACTGACCCGCCGGACGGTATCGCCCGTTGGAATCAAGTCAAGGCGTCTTTTTGGGAATTGGTCGGCGCGGCATGCGCCGAAGTCGGGAAGACCCGCGACGATCTCCCCGGGTACTTCAACGACGTACAAATGCTTCAGTTCGCCCGCGAGAACGGCATGACGGAGGCGAGAATAAGCTATTACACGCTTATGTTCGGCATCGCGAACAACAACGCCGGAAGTAACGGTCGTAATTGGTGCGAGTTCTTCAGATGAACGACATCCCCGTCCTTGCAGACGTCGTACCGAAGACCGCAGTCCTCGAAGGGCAGAAAATGTCCCTCTCCGATATTCTGAATATCCCGCTCGTTTTTACCGGGTGGACGTTCGGTTCGTCGAAGTTCAAGCCGGACGGCGGCGGGTCGCAGTGCATGGAACGCATGACGCTACAGTTCGACCTCGACGGTCAGAAGCGTATCGTCTTCACGTCCTCCGAAGTCCTCATCTCGCAAGTCCGGGACTTCATGCGCCTCATGCCGGAGGCGACCTGTTTCAAGGCGACGATCAAACGCATCGACGGGAAGTTTCTGAAGTTCGTCGGGTGAGGTGATAACATGCGGAAACGCGAACAACTGGTCGTCAGAATCGACGCGGACGCGGAGCGGGGAGACGTCTACACCCTCGTCCGCCCCGTCTCCCGTTATGGTCTCGACATCCCCGCCGGATTCCAGTCCGACGGGGCATCCGTTCCCCGCTTCTTTTGGCGCGTCGTCTTCCCGCCGGGAGACGTCCACGCTCTCGGGGCGGCTTTTTTACACGACTTTATCTACCGGACGCATCCGGTAGGGTGGACGAGAGAGGCGGCGGACAAGCTGTTCCTCGACACCCTTATCGAAGACGGAGTACCGAAGCGGCGGGCGTTCCTCGCCTACATCGGCGTCCGCCTGTTCGGTGCTTCAGCATGGAGGGAAGGAGGTAAAACCAAATGACGACCGAAGAAATCAGCGGCGAACTCGCCGCGATCAAGGAGCAATTAAAAACGATCTTCAACGCCGTCGAGAAGGTTGACAAGGCTCTGAACGGAAACGGTCAGCCCGGACTTGTCGAACGCGTCGTGAAACTCGAAGCGAAGACATCCGGAGCATGGAAAACCGTCGAAATTCTCGGTTGGCTTGCAACCCTCGCCGTCGCGATCTACGCCGCCTTCAAACATTAACGAAAACGAGGTAAAAACAACATGAAAAACGCGATCTTTTCAGCCGCCGCCGTCGCCCTTGTCTGCATCCTTACCGGGTGCGGACACAACGCCGTCGTCTATTCTGACGGCATCGGGTTCGACGCGGGTCTCGACCCGGAACACCTGTCCGCCTCCTTCAACCTCCGCTACGGCAAAATCCTAACGGTCGCCGTCCGGGACGTCGTGAAGGTCAAAATGACGGGCGAGGCGACCGGAGGCACGGAGACAACCCCGGCGAACGCCTCGACCGCGACCAGTTCCGGCGTCGAGGTGGAAATCGGGAGACAGGTCAACGGGTACGCCCGCGATCTCATCGAGGCGGGAGCGACCGCCGAACAAATCCGCGCCTTGCTTGAATCTGCTCCGAATCAGCAATAAACCGACTTCCTTTCTGGTAGAGAACACACGCGGAACGGCATGTGTGTAAATCCCCGCCCCTGTCATAGTCGCCGTGGTTCGGTGCGAGGGCGGGAACCTTCTCCCATAACGATACGCCTCGCGGGGTATCGTCAGCGAACCGAACCGCCCGCGATCTCGCCCCGGGTAGGGTTCCTCTAAATCCTTTACCTCCCCGGGGCTTTTTCGTGCGTTTTTTCGTGAGAGGGGGACGAGACGGGGACGCCGCGCCATAATGTAGCGGCATAATGATTTTAATGAAATTTGTTTCAATTTGCTAACCTTTTACCCTCAAAAAGGCACAAAAAATGGCGGAGAGAGGGGGATTCGAACTCCGTCTTTTGTGCTTGGATTTTAAAACCATAACGGCGGGTCATAAAGTTTTAAAGGGGTTAAATTTATTTTTTTGAAGTCTGTTTTATCTATTCCGGAAGGGTCTGAATCAAGCGGGCGGAGGTCTCGTCGTGAGAGTAGAGGTCGGTCATGTCGTCCGAAACATGTCCCACGATACCCCGGACGGCATGTCGGGGAATCCCCGCCGCGTCGCATCGAGATATAAAGGAGTTCCGGAGGGAGTTGAAGCAGACCTTCCCGCCGTCGCCCCCTTCGATTCCCGCCCGCGTCAAAATGTCGCCGAACGCCCGACGGAACCCGATATATTGGGGGTTGTACCTCCACGCCCCGAGAACGCGTTCGCCCTTCCTCGGGATATTCTGAAGAACGGCGGCAAGGGACGGGTGTATCGGAATCAACACCTCGCGGCGGAACCTCGCGGTCTTCGCCGGGAGCTTACGGATAAGGTCGCCCGTGATCTCGCTCCACTTCAACGTGAAGACGTCCTTCTCGCGGAGACCAGTGAACCACGCGATCTGAACGGCAGACCGCCACGGTTCTTCCGCTACGTCGAGAATCCGGCGGTACTCGTCCCGGGTGAAGGGGCGTTGGCTCACGCTCGACACCTTCCGGGGATGAATCCGCTCGAAGGGAGACTCGGGAAGTCCGGCGTCGATCAGCAACAACTTAAAGACCCCGTTCAAGGCGGAACGGATATTGTTGAAGTTCTTCCCCCCGCCTCCTACATGTTCGAGGTAGGACAACGCCGCCTCGGGCGTTACTTCGTCGAGGTAGACGACCCCGATCTCCCGCTCGAACCGCCGCCAGTGGCGGAGGGCGGTATCTCCTAAAACGGCGTACTGTTCCGCCCGCCTCACGGCGTCCGCGATCTTGACGCGGCGGCGAGGTCTGACGCGGTGAACGGTCGCCCCGGTCATTATCGCCTCAATCTTCGCCCCCGCCTTTGCCTCGGTCGAGGTCTCCCGCGCCTCCTTCATCAACTTGTTTTCGAGGAGGCGGGCAACATCCGGGTCGTCGGTGTAAAGACACCGTTGAATCTGACGCCGCCGGAGGTCTGTCCCGTCGCGTTCCCACTGGACGAAGTACGCGTGGTAAAATCTGCCCCGTTTTCGTATTGCCATTACCGAATCACCCCCGCGAAAAGTAGGAGGATGAACGTCGGGATAGCGAAGACGAGACCGACGAGGGCGAACGCCCACGACATCTTCCACGCGAAGACGAGACACCACCAAAACGAGGGAGGCTCGGGGAACGCATCGAGGCGGGCGAAGACGGGTATCTTTTCGTTCGCATAGAGGGAGACGACGACCGCCTCCTTCTGTTCGGGTTCGGGCGGAGTGTAGTCGGCGACGGGCGCGGCGGTCTTCATTTTTTCACCTCGGAGGGTTCGGGGTTATGTTTTTGGGTATCGGTCAATCCGGACAATGTAGACGGAGCAGGGCGGCGGAGACGTTCGACCTCCCGCCGGAGTTCGGCGTTCTCCTTTTCAAGTTCGAGGATACGGTTCTGAAGTTGGAGAATCTGAACCTCCCTCCGGAGTTCGGCGGTCTCATCCTGTACGGGTGCGGGCGTGGTCGGTTCTGCGGGGTGCGCGGCATGGAACCGGAGAAGGGCGTCGGCGATCAGTTCCTGTCGGTACTGCCGGGAGGTCTTCGCGTTCGCGAGGGGACGCGGGTCAGCGGTCGCGATACAGGCGTCGAGGAGGGTCTGAACGAGGACGCGTTCGAGTTCGTCGGCGGTGATCTTCAGCAGGGCGGCGAGTTTTTTCCAGTGCTTGCGGGCGACGGGTGCGAGCCCTTTTTCCCACTGGTAGACCATTTGGTACGTTACCCCGGTCTCTTTTGCGATATGCGCCTGTGTTACCCCGGCATCGGAACGGACTTTCTTTAGATTGCTTGTCATGGTATTTTGTTCCTTTCTTGTCATACAATACGACGAATGTCCGACAAAATCAAGGGAAAATCAACCTCAAAAAAGATTTTTTTTCGATTTTTTTATAAAATCCGCTTGCTTTTTTGTCTGACGCGGTATAAAGTAAATGCAAGGTGCTACACAACCAAACACAACCCCGAACCTAACAACGAGGAGAAAAAACATGAAGACCGCGACCTACATCAACCGCCGAATCTACACCGACGTCGAATCTTGGCTCATCACCGACATCGACGAGAAGAAGGGAACCGCGACCGCGACGCCCGTCAAGAAGACGATCACCCCGAACATCAAGGTCGGCGGGTTCCTCGGACACTGCACGAACCTCTCGGACTTCGAGACCGCGAAGCCGGAAGTCTCCGGCGCGTCCTTCCCGATCACCCGGAACAACAAGGGCGAGTGGGGATTCCGCCGCCCGGACATCGCGTTCTTCGCGAAAGTCGCCGCTCTGAATCCCGACTGGCTCGAACAGAACCGGAACAACCCGGGCGTCGAAATCGACGGCGAAGACGTCAGAATCTACAACCTCACGAAGTCCGGCAAGGTGAAGACATCCTTCGAAGTTCTCGGGACTTTTGAAAAGGTCTGCCGTTACTTCTACGACTTCAACTTCTGAACCTCAACCGGAGGGGGGTCGAAACCGACCCCTCTCCCGACCAACGAAAGGAAGACATGAAACAGAAAACGGAACAGAAAACGGAACGCGTTACGGTCAGACTGAACGCGGCACTCCAAAAGGCACTGCTCAAAACGGCGAAGCGGCACAAAGAACGCCCGTCCGATACCGTTCGGAAAGCCCTCGCTTTTTATTTTGCTCAAAACTAAAGTAAACACAACCCCGACAGAAAGGAAAAACAACATGCTCGAACTCATGGCAAACATCGCGGTCGTCAGCGTCTTCGCGGTTCCGGGTCTCATCTTCATGTACCTCGTCAAGGACGCGGGGGAGGACGCCCTCCGCCAGTACGCCGAAGACCTCCGGAACGGAAAGGAGCTGGACGAATGAAACACAACCACGAACCCGCTCCGAAGCTCTGCGAGACGAAACACGATCTAATCCTTTTCGTCAAGGCTCTCGAAACATCCGATTGGTGCGGATGTAACGAAATTCCGGAACCTCGTTTTCCGATCTTGGCACTTGTCTGCGTCGGCGACGGCTTCGAAGACGATATGGATTTGAACGGCGACGAAGGTCTCGAAGAATCCATGATAGAGAACAACGGCGAGTATATCCCGGTCTGCGGCACGTCCTACGACGGCGGCTCTGAATGGGTTATCACTCCGTTCGTCTCGTCCTGTTCCGATACTGCCGGAGTTACGTTTATCAGTTGGAACCGCGTCCATGTATGGCGGTATCTGACGGAGGAAGAAGGTTTCTACAAATGGCGGTCGCTTCTGAAGGAACTCCCGGACGAGGTAGAAGAAGACGAAGACGACGAGAAGGAGGCGGCGAAATGAAGAAGAAACCCGCACAACTGGTCGTGAAGTACCCGGACGCCCCGGACGCCGCTCTGAACTGCCTCCGGTCGCTTCTGAAGCACTACACCGGAAAACTCGTCACGAAGACGGAGGTCGCGGAAGTGGAGGAAGACGAGGACGACGATCTCGAACTCAACGCCGAAGCGGAGACCACGACGACGGCGGAACTCACTCTGAACCTCACGGACGCGTCGCTCATCTACATCCTCGAAAAGCTCCTCGCGAACGACACCTTCGACAAACAGGTCGCGAAGTTCAACAAGGCGGTCGCAAACCTCGAAAAGAAGGGGGCGTAACTATGGCGACCTTATGGGACATCACGGAGAAGTCGGTCGGTATGCAGACCGCCGCGAAAATCATCAAGTACATCGCGGAGAGTACGAGCGCGGTCGCGAATAACGGCGATCTCCTCGAACGGGCGGCGACACTCGAAGCCCTCGGGATGAAGTTCGCGGAGGATTGCCGGGAACTCATCGACGCGATCAACGAGTACGAACAGTCGAAAGCGGAGGCGGAGAACATCGCCCGCGAAGTCATGGACGAGGCTATCGCGGAGCGGAAGAAGAAACAGGCGGCGAAGCCCGCCGAACCCGTCCCGCCCGTCCCGGAACATATCACCGACACGAACCTCGACGACGACGCGGACGAACCCGCCGACATCCCCGAATACACCGAAGCGGAAAACACCGACCTCGGTATCTCAATCCTCATCAAAGACGAGGCGTACAACAATGACTGACGAGTTGAAACAGTTCGCGGCGGCGGTCGCGGCGGAAGTCGCCCGCGCCCTTCAGCCGGAGAAGGTCGAACAGATTGTAACGCTCCCGGACGCGGCGCGACTGCTGAAAATGCAACCGTGCAGTCTGCGGAAACTGGTCTACACGAACGGCATCGGGTACATCATCGACGGCAAGGTCTACAAGTTCAAGGTCTCCGATCTGAACGCCTACCTCAACGCCCACTACACCCCGGCAAGGGGATAACCAACAACAGAACGAAAGGTTCAACAATGGCAACACAAAACAAATTCCTCCCCGTCCCCGTCAACAACGAGACAATCGCCGCCCTCGACGCGGTAGCGGCGAACAAAGACCTCACGGTCGGTTCGCAATTCCAGAGGGCGTTCGCTATGGCGACGGCGGTCGGTCAGCTCCGCGCCCTTCTGACGCCGGAAGTCATGAAGCCGATCATGGCTTTGCAGGGGACGCCGCTCGGGTTCCTCGCCGACAACAAGTACGACGAAAACACGGTGCGCGAAGCCCTCATCGAGGCGGTACTGTCCGGCGTCCGTCCGGTCGGGAACGAGTTCAACATCATCGCGGGGCGGTGCTATCTGACGAAGAACGGCATGAAGCACAAACTGCACGACATCCCGGGTCTCTCCTTCTCCGTTACCTGCGGGTTCCCGAAAATGTCCGATACGGGCGCGGCTCTCATCGTGGGGGTTGACTGGTCTCTGAACGGCGGAAAGCCGGAACACAAAGACCTCCCGATTCCCGTCCGGGT